ATCGGGTCCGAATGGAAGTCTTTCTACGCCCAGGCCCAGCTGTCCGCTTTCTTTAAGAAAAGCGTCCAGTTTGACTTTGGCGTCGATACTGCTGCAGAGGCGTTCAGCCTGTTCCTGAAGAGCGAAGAGCTCTGTCGCAAGACGAATGAGTCCCTTAGAGATGCATCGAGTCCTAATTATGGCACTCGCGCGACACTTATCTTTAAGATGTCGCGGAAAATTATGCAAATCCTTGGAACTTGTCCCTCTCTTGACGACCTCTCTTTCAACTTTGGTCCAGGCACTAACGTTGGCTGTAATAAGAGCACAAATAGTCGGCATAAACTTTCAGCCGACTGCACTGCTACAGTGGCGTGTTATCGTCTTATGCAGACGTACCACCAGAACTCCCAAACGTGGCCTGGCCTGGATGATATCAGGCTGTCACGCGGAAGCAAGTTCGCCACTGTCCCGAAGACCTCTCTGACGGACCGAGGGATTAACATTGAACCCATACTCAACTCCTTCGTTCAGAAGGGCGTTGGTGCTTACATCCGTAAGCGCCTTAAGAGCAAGGCTGGTGTTAACCTCAACGATCAAACAGTCAACCAACTGTTTGCTCGAGTCGGGTCTAAGACCGGGAGATACGCTACTATCGACTTGTCGATGGCTAGCGATTTGATCTCCTATAATTTGGTTTTAGACCTCCTACCGTTCGACTGGTTCGTACTACTCGACTCTTGCCGTTCGCCCGAAGTCCGGCTACCTGACGGTAGTTGGATCGAGCTTGAGAAATTCTCAAGCATGGGCAACGGGGCAACTTTCGAACTCGAGAGCTTGATATTCTATAGCCTCTTGCAAGTAGTTGCTGATGATCACGGCGTTACCTACGACGAATTGTCTGTCTACGGTGACGACCTGATATGTCCTGTCGAGATGTACGATAGCGTCTGCCACGGCCTAGAGCTTCTTGGGTTCATCCCGAATCGGACGAAGTCCTTTTCAGATGGCCCATTCCGCGAAAGCTGTGGCAAGGACTACTTCGGTGGTACTGAAGTTCGTCCTGTTTTCCTAAAGGAAAAGATGTCTATGAAGGAGCTGTTTCGCCTTCATAACTATTTCTTTAGGCAGGGCTACATACCTGAGGCTATCGACGTCGTTCTCTCCTTCATTCGAAAGAGAGACCGAATCTTTGGCCCAGATGGTAGAGGCGACGGACATCTGGTTACCAACCACAATAAAATCCTTGCGGATAAACGTGGCTGGTCCCCTTATGTTCTGTATCGCTCCTATGTAGCTAAGCCATACATTAACTCACGTCCGCTTTCGGGCGATTACGGTGCCTTCCTTCTCGGTAACGAGAGAAAGGAACCATCAGACGATAACGTTTCCGAAACTATGTTTCAGGAACGTAGTCGTCACGTGAGGTATGCGCTTAAGAACTTCAGGATGCCAGCG